AAATAGTCATATCCTTTCTTTTAAGTAATATAAAGTTTTTTTTAATATTAAATCGTAATTAATGATATATTTTATACTAATTACTGATTCTTTGTTTGTTACTTTAAATTCATGAGCAGATATGATAAAATAAATTTGCTCATGAGGGAAAAAGCATAAAAAGTTTTTTTATGTTTTGAAGAAAATATGTGGTAGTATTTTCCATTTTCATGTGTAACGATCAGTGGTGCCAGCCACTGATTTTTTTATATTTTATAACCAGTTAATAAATAATCATCAAAATTTCTTTTGCCAGAAGAAACCTCTCTAATGTAATAGTCTGCACTATTTTTTGTTTTTAAATATTCATCTACAATAATTTTTTCTAATTCATATAATTCATTTACATCACTATATAGAATTCTGAAATTTGAATTTTCACTTTTACTAGGTGCAGCTAATTCAAAATTTGAAAAATCATATGATTCTTCGGTTATGCTGCTATCAAATAAAATATATTTTAATTTTCCTCTACATTTTATTTTAAAAATGCTATAAAAAATAGATATTGATAATACATTAGAACTTAATAAAAATCCACGTAGTGCAGAAGTATCAAGATTATTTTTTTGTAAAATATCTTTTACTATTTCTAATACTTTTACTTCATCATCGTTTAATTGTGGCATTGATTCTTTATATTTTTCTAAACATTGTTGATAAAGATACGCACACGTATAGCAATCAGCAAGTGCTCTGTGTGATTGATAGTCTAAATTAAAATATTTTTTAAATGTCTCTAGTTTGTAATTTTCAACTTCCTTTTTTGAGTAATATCTTTTAGCAAAAACTAACGTATCAGCAACTTTATTTTTAATCACATCCAAATGACATCTATTACATTCAGCTGTAATCATTTTGAAATCATAAGAAGCATTATGAGCAACTAATGTATAGTCTTCAATAAAATGAATGAATTTAGGTAAAACTTCATCAATTGTAGGTTTATCTATTAAATCTTCATTTGTTATACCAGTAATTCTTATAATTGTTTCACTTAATTTCATATTTGGATTAACGAGATAAGAAAATGAATCGAATTCGCTATTATTTATATATTTAATAGCCGAAATTTCAATGATCCTATCATTGTTAAAATCTAAACCAGTAGTTTCAACATCAATAGTTACATAATCTTTTGGCATATCCAATGTTTTAACTTTTTGATATTCAGCAGATAAATCAATAATAGGGACTTCATTATTGATTGTTACATTATCGTTGATAGAATTGTTATTTACTTCATTTTTTATAGGTGTTTCTTCTTTCATTTGTACATCTTCACTTGTTGTCTTATCTTTTAAAACTTTAACTATATCAATAATCCAGCCAATGTAAAAGCCACCACAAGTAAGGGTATAAAGCACACCTTTTTTATAATTTTTGCTTAAATAATGATGCAGACCAAACCATCCACCAAAAACAGTAATTAAAATTTTGCTCTTTCTAGAATATTTACCCATAATTATTTTTCACTTCCTTTAATATCTTCAATTTTTTTACGATATTCTAAAAACTGATATTCTCTTTCTAAAATAATATCGACTATTTCTTTGCCATCCTTATTTAAAGAGCGATATTTTTCAATATGTTCTTGTTCTGAATAACTAAGATTTGAACCATGATTCATTTTTTCTTCTATCCTACCTTCTGCAAGTGCATCAACATCAATTTTTAAATAATCACAAATTTTAATGATCTTATTTACTCCTGCATTTCCGATTCCTTTATTTAACATTGACATAATAGTTGTATAGGGTAGTTCTACATCTATAGCAAATTGGCGAACACTAGAAGATTTAGCAATCATCAGCTGCTTTAGTTCTTGTTCAATAGACATGTTAATCATTCCTTTCTATAACTTAACTTTATATTAAAAATATACGAAATTCAACAACAATAAACGAAAAAGCGTAAAAATATACGGAATTTAGTTGACAATATACGTTATAACGTATATATTTGAGTTAGATAAACGAAATATCGTACATCAGGAAGGAGAAAAAGGAATGTATTACATTTTAGAAAGAGAATTGAAGAAAAAAAAGATTACAAGGGAAATGTTAGCGAAAGAGCTAGATATTTCAACAAGTACAGTTTCTTGTAAACTAAATGGAAAAAATGAATTTACTTTATCAGAATGTAAACATATTCTTGACTATCTCAAATTTAATGGAGATATAAAAGAATTATTTCAGAATGCTTAACATAGTTAGGAAAATACTACCACTAAAAATAAAAAAAGGAGACACGTGAAAATGGAAAATACTACAACAAATAAGTGATACTAAAATGTCATTTTGACAAACAAGATGTACAGCTATCAAAATTCATTTGTTATCTCTAAGCAATGTATTTCAAAAAAAGAAAAGACATGCTTAATGCATGCCAAGTGCGTTGAATATTAAATATTGAAGCAAACCAAAAATTAACGATTCAAAGAAAATGGGCAACTTTTTCTTAATGAAATGTATAAATTTTGAGTTTAAGTAGCTCTTCATGTTAGATTTAAAATTTTCAATCGCTGTTTCTTTGATACTTTTTTCTTTGGGAAGTGCATTGCTTCGAGGTAACAAAGGAATAAGAAGTAAGAATTTCAAACGATAGCATCAAAAGTAGAAAAGGAGTGATTAAAAATGCCAAGAAAAATTATAGATACCTCTAAAATCAATCAAACCAGATTGCAATATATCAATAAAGGATATTTAACATGCAGTGAGGTGGCTAAATTTGTGCCATGTGGAAGTACGAAAGCAAGTAGGATTTATCATCAAATTAGAAATCAAATAGAAGCTGAAGGATTAGAAAACTGTTTTAATGTAATTCTAGTTAACAGGCTGTTAGATTTTATGGGATTAACAGCAAAGGAAATTAAAGAAGCTGCTAAACGTGAAGCTTCCTAGAAAGGTATAAACATATGAACGTTTATTGTAGTGGAAACAAAGTTGAAAAGAAAATAAAAAAACATTCATTACGAAAAGTTTTAGAAAATGGTGGAATTTTGAATGATGAAGAATTTGAAATAATGCTGAAAGAAGAAGCTGAAGAACGTAGAGATTCAAAACTAGAAGAGATAAATCAAAACATTATTCAGCTAAATAAAACCATGTATGAAATTTTGAACATAATTTCTAATAATCAATAAGATTGAAATTATCTTCATAAACACATGCGTATTCTTGATAAGAATTTATCTCTAGTTTAAATGAATAGTTTTTTCTAGTAAGTTCATCAAAATATTCAACAGAAATCCAATGGTTTTTATCAATATATTTTCTATCTAGCAATGCAATCATTGATGTGCCGGGAGCAATATTTATATTTTTTATACCAACATATGGGAATGGAAATAAATCATTTTTCTTTGAATTTTGAACATCCACATCAGTTTGAAATGATTTGATTAAAGCATTGCTATTTCCAAAATTCTTAATTTTTAAATATGTACGATCCTTTATAAAAATAAGATACATGGATATAGATGCTTTGTTTGCAAGTGTAGTAGTTTTTGAAGTTTGATGACAGGCCCAAATCGACACTAATAAAGATAAAACGGATATTGCAATAGTTATTCCAAATTGCATTTTAATTCACCTCGCTTTCTAATTGAGATTTCAATACTGGGGAGCATTGTAATTCAATTATAAAGCGAGATTACCTAATTTTAAATACATAGAAAGGGGATTTATAAAATGAAAGTCGTAAAAAACAAGCAAACTATTTTAATCATTAGATTTGACAGATGTTTTTTAGATCTTCTAAAAACTGAAGATTTGAAAGATTATTTTAGCGGAAAGTTAGATGCATACGTTGAAATCATGTATCTCCAGGACATTATCAGCAAAGATGAATATCATTATTTATTTAATGCTATTGAAACAGCGAGAACATTAGATTTGTCACTAAAAATGGAAGAAATCTTAAATAAAGTTTAATAAAAATATTTTCTCAGCTGAAAGGAACTTGTCATTAAATTAAATACCATTTACTAGTATTTGTTTGTACGTATGTGTTTCATTTGTTGAACTTCCTTCAGATGGCAGGTTCCTTTCAGTTGAGAAACTTTAATATTAACATTGAAAGGAGAATTCATATGGTTCTGTTAATTTCATTTATAGTCAATGTGATTCAAGCAATTATAATCATGCTTTTAATAGAAGATTATAAAAAATTAGAAGAAATGTGGTTTCAATTAGCGAATAAAGTAAGTGCTTTAAAGTATAAAGTTAGAGAAATGCATAATGAAAAGGAACGCATTTTAAAAGAAATGGATGAATTAAAAAATGAAAATTGAAAATTTATCATTCAAAGGATTGGCAACAGTTATAATTACACTTTTATTTATTGCTAAGATCCTAACTATTATAGCCGATTTATTATTAACTGCTTTTTTCTAAAGGCTTATATAAATAACAGATAGTTTTTATCTGTTAGCAATCATAGAGACTCTTACTACAATCGATGCACAAGCCCTTAACAAAAATATTTCTATGATTGCTAAGAGGTAATAACCTCTAAAAAGCTATTATCAATCATTCTCATGCCTCCAAATTTGCAAAATGATTTTGATTACAAACATAAAAAGAGAAAAATACGATGTTTTTAAGTGATAAATACGTTTTGATAATAGCTTTTTATTTTTTTGAAAGGAGAGAAAATATATGGATACTGAAAAATACTGCAGTCCAGTAGCAACTCAATTGTTTCTTGATTTGTCATCAATCGAATCAAAAGATGGGCAAAGAGATACATACAATGATTTTCTAAATATTTATGTATTGAAAAACATTAAAAATTTTGAAAATGCGGGTGTATGTGATGATTTTGATACATTGGCTGCGCATTATTATTTGAGTGATGTAATGATTTTTGGAAAGCTATGTGCGATTTTGAATAAGCAAGAAAATAAAAGAAAAGTGCTTTTGGAAGCAAATGATCTTTTAGCTGGTGAGATGTATCAAGAAAGCAAGGATTTCATAGATAAATATTTTCAATAAAAAAAGAAACCATCAACCAATGGTCAATGGCATCTAGAAATTATATTAACCTAACACAATCATTATAGCATATTTCTATAAAAAAAGTAGATATATTCTATTAAAAATATAGTTTCTATGATGCCTTGTATCTCTTGTAATGCGTCCTAACAAGTCGACGAAAAAGAAATACACAGATAAAGAATATGACTATGAATCCTTGTATGATACACCTATCAATCAGCTAGAAGAAAAGGAAATAGAAAATCTTCTAAGGACAAACAGCATTGATCATCATTATGTTGCTAAAACAATAAGTGCTGGAAATATGTTTGAGGTTGAACTTTATCCAATCTTCAATAAAAAGGATTTTCAAGAATTCAAGATAAAAAGAAAATCAAAGAAAGCGCAGAAAAATCTAAATGATAGAAATTCAAGGAAGCAATTCATTAGATTGATTAATTCCAACTTCACTAAAGATGATTACATTATGCATTTGACTTATTCAAATGAAAATCTTCCTCCAAGTATTGAAGATGCTGAAAAGGAAGTCTATAAGCTGATTAGAAAAATCAATTATAGAAGAAAGAAAAAGAAGCTTCAAAACGCTAAGTATATTTATGTGACGGAGTATGATCCTCAAAAGAAGATTAGGGTCCATCATCATTTGATTATCGAGGGAGGTATCGATAGGAAAGTGATGAAAGACTTATGGACAAATGGAATAAGGATAAAAGTTGAAGAGCTTGAACCAGATGAATATGTACTATCTGGTCTTGCTAATTATTTATCTAAGGATCCTAAAGGAAAAAAACGATGGAAAGCATCGAAAGGTTTGAAACAGCCAAGAGAGAGAAAAAGCTATACGTCTTTTTCAAAAAAGAAAATTAGAAATATGATTGCTGATGATACAAATGTATCAATTTATATGAATAGCAATTATAAGTCTAAAACCTATCTTGATCATGAAATCCGCTATAACAAAGTCAATCATATGTATTACATCTATGTACGTATGAGAAAGAAAGACTTTACTGAAAAAAAGAATGTAAGGAGAAACATCTGAGATGAAAATAAAATTGACAAAGTCGATGCTTAAATCATACATAGATGAATTTATTGAAGATGAAGTTATGGATGAAAAAGCAGCAGCTACATATAACAAATATAGAAAAGTTGTAAATGATTTTGTTGATTTTTTCGATAAAGAAGATGTAGCAAAAGCTGATTTGATTTCTTACAAGAAAAAAATAGTAGAAAACTTTTCTACTAAAACAGTCAATAACTACATCATCATTATCAATAAGTTTGTTAAATATGTAGAACTCAATGAAAAAGGAGAATACAACTCTACGAAGGCAAAAACATATGTAAGTGACTATCGTTTGAAAGTTATCAAAGAGCAGGAAAAGACATCAATTGAAAATGTCATCAAACCAGAAGAATTTAAACGTATGCTATCAAAGGCTAAAAAGACTGGAAATATGGAAACTTACATGATTATGAAGATATTTGGATACACCGGTATTCGTGTATCAGAGCTTAAATACTATACAGTCGAAAATATCAAGGAAAGTAAATCAAAGAAATATGTGACTGTTTTCAATAAAGGAAAGGAACGTAGTGTTCCAATGCGAGGAGATTTGAGGAGAGAACTACTTGCATATGCCAAAGATAAAAAGATTGAATCTGGTACGTTATTTCCATCAGAAAAAAAGAATGATGGTTCAATGATATCAGAAAGGACAGTTGAAAGAAGAATTTTAAAGATATGTGGAATGTGCAGAGGTATTGATTTAGCAAAGGCACATCCGCATTCATTCAGACATATGTTTTCTATACAATTTTTAAAAGCCGGTGGCAACTCAACAGAGCTTGCTAGGATTTTAGGACATTCAGATATTAAAACGACTGAAATATATGCGAATACTTCTGTAGAGGAAAAGAAAAAGAATGTTGAAAGAATCAAATATTAAAGAGGTGATGGAAATGAAAACATTAAAAGAATTTTTGGAAGCTTTTCAAAATGAAAATTACAAAATCAGTATTGTTAACAGTAATAGAGTTTCTAGTGATGAAGATTATGTATTAATCACTACGGATAAGAAATATAAGGACTGTATAAAAGACAAAATCTTAAATTCAACTGTAAGTGGCTTTGCTATCAATGATTATGATGAAAGATTAGTTATAGAAGTCAAAATATAGAAATGAGGTAAAAAAATGATTATTGAAGTAAAAACAGTAGAGATACTTGCTAAACAAAAGATGCAGTTTGAAGCAACAACTGTAGTAAAAGAAGAAAAACTAGTTAAGTTTATGACTGGTTTTAAAAATAGTTTAAAAGAGACCAGAAATGATGGCTATATCAAAGAAGTAGCTTTGCATTTAGGAGTGGATGAAAACAGTAATCTTATCCTACGTGAGTATGCAAAAGTAATACTCAATCCATTGTTTATGCATTCTAATGAAAAAATAGAAGAAATCATACAGGAAATGAAAAAAGTAGAAGAAAAAATAGAAAAAGTTTTTTGATAGTAAAATCTCTTGAAACCCTTGCTACATAAGGGTTTAGAGAGGTTTAAGTGATGTCGTATAATTATAGGTTATACGTCATAGTTATATAGGTGTTTGAGGAGGTCAAATATGCAAAAAACATACAAAAGAGCCATCTTTGAATACATCGATTATGAGGATATGAAAGAAATATTTAGAAAGAATTATGCTGATAAATATAGATTGATTGGTTATCGTCTGACGATGATAACTGAACAAAAGCATAGAGCTTTAATGATTATGTATCCTTTACAAAAGGAAGTGAAAAAATGAATTATCAAGAATTTTTGGAATCAAAAAAGAAAATCAAAGAAACAAATGGAATTGATATTGAAGTTGATGCTCTAAACTCCGTTTTATTTGATTATCAAAAAGCCATTGTTAAAAAAGCACTCAAAAAGAAAAGATTTTGTCTTTTTGAAGCATGTGGAATGGGAAAGACATTGCAACAATTGGAATGGGCGCATAAAGTAAATATTTATACTGACAAGCCAGTATTGATAGTTGCGCCACTCGGTGTAACTGTACAAACAGCCTATGAAGAAGCTCCACTATTAGGTTATAAGGTTCATGTATTAAGAGATGATTTTTCTATTGATAACGGGCTTTATATTACAAATTATGAGCAGTTGGATAATATCGATACTTCTTTGTTTTCTGGTGTAGTTTTGGATGAATCAAGCATCTTAAAAAATTTTACTGGTAAAACAAGAGTAAACTTAACTAATTTATTTAAAGATACTGAATACAAGTTATGTTGTACCGCAACTCCTGCACCAAACGATTTAATGGAATTGCTCAATCATGCTGATTTTTTAGGAATAGTCACTACCGCACAAGCTTTAGCAACTTATTTCATAAATGATATGAAAACAGGAACATATCGCTTAAAAGGTCATGCGACAAAGGATTTCTATAGATGGTGTTGCTCGTGGTCAGTCAATATCGAGAATCCAAAAGATCTAGGATTTGATGCAGATTACTATGTTTTACCTAAGCTTATTGAAAAAAATATCATTATCGATATTGATGTAATTGATGATAGCTTTGAACATGGACTATTTAGAGACATTGGAACATCAGCTACTTCATTTCATAAAGAAAAGAATAGAACCGCTGATATTCGTGCTAAAAAATGTGCTGAAATAGTCATGAAAGATGATGATCAATACTTGATTTGGTGTGATACAAATTTAGAAGCTGATTTATTAAAAAAATACATTCCAGAAGCAATTGAAGTAAGAGGAAGCGATAAACCTCAAAGAAAAGAACAATGTGCATTGGATTTTAAACAAGGAAAAACAAGAGTGTTGATTTCAAAACCTAAAATATTCGGTTATGGAATGAATTTTCAAAAATGCCATAATGTGATCTTTTGCGGATTGACTTATTCTTATGAAAATTATCATCAAGCATTGCGACGTATCTATAGATTTGGACAAAAGCATACAGTTTTTTCTTATATCGTTTTAGGGAGTACTGAACTTCACATTTTGGACAATGTCAATAAGAAAAAAGAATTGCAGCATAATTTGAAAAATCAAATGGATATGTCTGTTCAAGAAATACAGTTATTGAATTTTAATGAAAGCGAGGTGGAAGAGGTACACCAATCTCAAAAGATTGATTTACCTGCATTTATATGAGTTACAAATTATACAATGATGATTGCGTAAATGTATGCAGACAGTTACCAAATGATTGTATTGATTTAACAATCACATCGATTCCATTTGCTAATCTTTATACTTATAGTGATGATCCTAGAGATTTTAGCAATGTAAAAGATTTAAATGAATTCTTTCAACAAATGGATTACTTGATTCCAGAGCTTTATAGAATTACGCGCCCAGGGCGCATTATTGCATTACACGTGATGCAGATTCCAACTTTCAAAGGGAGAGATGGAGCAATGGGCTTGATAGATTTTAGAGGAATGACCATCAAAGCTTTTCAAAAGCATGGATGGACCTATCACGGAGAAATCACAGTGTTTAAGGACCCTCAAATTGAAGCTACTAGAACTAAATCAGCATCTATCTTGTGGAACTCTTATAAGAAGTTTGCTGAAATCACACGTACGGGAATGCCGGATTACGTTATATTGATGCAAAAACATGAGCGAGAAGATGAATGGGTTCATGTAATACACGAAAATATCGATGATGAGTTTCATCAATGGACACGTTTAGCTAGTCCATGTTGGGGTATTGGTAAAGAATCACCTAAAGTATCAAGAACAAATGTCTTAAACACTAAAATTGCCAAGGAAGAAAAAGATGAAAAGCACATGACACCACTTCAATTAGATTTGATTGAGCATTTAATTAAGTGGTACACAAATGAGGGTGAAACAGTATTTGATCCATTTGGTGGAGTTATGTCTGTGCCATATTCAGCGGTTAAATTAAATAGAAATGGAATAGGTTGTGAAATCAAAGCAAGTTATTTTAAAACGGGATTGAATTTTATTCAAAACTTAGAACGTTCTTTAAATCAGCCTACATTGTTTGAGCTATGAAAGCTATCTGGATAAATAACATTCTCTACGAGCATCAAGATAAGGTGTTAAATCATTATAATCTAGAACCTGCAGATGAATATGTAAAAAAAGTTTTTCCAGATGCAGTATACATGGAAAAAAGAGAAGACTGGACACATGTCTTTATACCACATCAAGGATTATTAGAAGCTAATAGCTTCACATATAAAATTGATGGCAAATGGTATGATTCATGGGGCACTAGTGAACATAGTAAGTTGGTTGAATTTTATGAAAAAGATAAAAAGAGATGCGGATATGAGCAGGTGAGTTTGTTTTGACAAATGAAGCTAAAAAGGAAATAGAAAAAGAGCCAACAAAAAGAGAAAAGCTAGAAGATTTCTTAATCAATTGGACAAAGGAAAAACACTTACCTTTAGTGTATGAAAATAAAAAACTCAAAAATGAAGTAGAACGTCAAAAAGAATTGTTCAACCATCAAAAAATCGAACTTGATTATCAAGAAACTAGATATAAGCAATGTGACAATGAAAGATTGCGATATCGTGAAATGGCTGTTGAATATAGAGAAGATAATAAACGTTTAAGACAAGAACTATTTTTATTGAGAAAGGAGCTAAAAAATGACAAATAAGAAAAAAATCATGATGAAAGTGTTGATTGTAGCGGTTATGTTTTTTGGATGTTTGCTTTTATGGACGGGTAGAGTTGCTAACATTCTAGCTATTCTATTGTGTCTAGGCTGCATTGAATTTCTTTTATTGAATCAACTCTATAATGAATTTTCTAGCAAAGGTAAAAAGAAATGAATTATCTGATGTTAGATAAAGATGATATTACAAAGTCATATGGAAAGATTTCAAAAAAAGAATTATTAAAAGAATTGGATTTTAAAGAATATCAGTTAGTTAGCTTTTTAAATAATCAAGGTATTTTTAGAGGAAAATACATCATAGTAGAAGATGATGAAAAGGATGGCATATTGATAGGAGAAGTAACTGGAAAAAAAGCCAAAAAATATTATGCAACACGTGATGGTAGATTCTACATCAAATGGGCTAGTGGATGTATAACTGAACTCTATCCTTTTCCTAAAAAAAGAGGAAATGAAACGATTGCGGTAATAAGATTCAATAGAAAAGAAAGATATGCTAAAAATCTAATTGCATCATTATTTATTAAAGAAATGAATAAAAGTGACTTTGTTATATTAAAAGATGGCAATTGGGAAAATATATCAGTTGAAAATTTAGAAATCATTTCTCAAAAAGAATATAGAAGCATCTCTAGAAAGAAGGAACAGAAAAAAGTTGGAAAATTTATAAATAATCAGTTGTTTAAAAAATATTCATCAGCATGGGATGCATCGAAAGACTTATGCATTTCTTATCAAACTGTTATCGATTATTGCTACAACGCAGTCAAAGACCCTAAACATGATTTGAGGTGGATTTGATGAATGATAAAAGAAGCAATGAATATGTCGTTTACGATAAAGAAGAAAACTTAATCATGGTTGGAAATAGTGCAGAAATAACAGAAAAATTAGGAATAACAATAGGCACATTTTACAGTTATGTTAGTAGAGGTGATTCATCGAAAAGCAATTATAGAATCTATCTTATTAAAGAGGATGAATAGTGATTTATGAGAACTTGTTTAGAATGTAAACATTTGGATAAGTCAAGGAAATTAAACAGTGTTGAAACACATTCAAAGAGATATGGATGCAATTCAAGATGCGATGGATATATATGTGGTTGGATCAGTAGAGAAAAAGAACTAAGTGAAATGGGATGTAGTTATTTTGAAGAAAGGAAAGAAAATGAGCAATTAAGCTTGTTTTAAAAAAATATGAAATTAAAAAATATATTATATGTATTAAAGCCAGTTGGAAAGCTGTTTATTGTTGATAAAAATGGCAATTCTTTAGCAAAAATAGATGCAGAAAATATCAATACTATTGCTGATGAGCTTGATGATTGTGAAGTAACAGAAATATATCCAAGTACACACACGGAAGGAATGACATTATATCCAGTACTTGTAGTAGAAATAAAAATTAAAGAAAAAGGAGAGTAATCTATCCTAGTGAAACTAGGTTTGATGATATAGGACACGTTCATCAGCAAAAGCTAAACGTATGGAGATACGACTCAAGTAGCAGCTTAACCACATCTAGATAGATAGTGGTTGATTATGAAACACATTATCAGTTTAAGCGGTGGAATAGGAAGCTATTTCACTTTAAAAAGAGTATTAGAAAAACAAGATAAAGAAGATGTGATAGCAGTATTTTGCGACACACTTCAAGAAGATGGGGATTTATATAGATTTTTAAATGATATTGAAAATAAATTTGATTTAGAAATTATTAGGTTATCCATAGGAAAAACACCATTTGAATTAGCGTATGAGGATAATTTTCTTTACAACAGTAGAATAGCTAATTGTAGTAAGAAATTAAAATCAAAGCCATTTAATGAATGGCTGAAAGTTAATTTTAAAGAAGATGAATGTATTTTGTATTTAGGAATTGATTGGACAGAGACACATAGGTGTGAAGCTATAAGAAAAAATTATAAACCTTATCAAGTTGAATTTCCAATGTGTCAAAATCCATTGATCAGTAAATATGAAATGCTAGAAGAATTAAAAAATGAGGGAATAGAGATACCTCGTTTGTATAAATTAGGATTTTCTCATAATAACTGTAAAGGATGTTGTTTTAAAGCAGGAATAGGTCATTTTAAACTTTTATTAGAAAAAGATAGAATAACCTATTTAGAGTTTGAAAACAAAGAGCAGTTATTGAGAAAAAAATTAAATAAAGATGTATCAATATTAAAAAGAAAGGGTAAAACATTCACTTTAAGACAACTAAGAGGGCTTATTGAAAATACACCGGAGCAATTAAGTTTATTTGAATGTAGTGATTTTGGTGGTTGTGGATGTTTTATGGAATAGAAGAATAGGTAATAAAAAATGAAATTATTATTATGTGTTCTATTGGCTTTGATAATCAATAAATTATTTCTTTAGGAGGGGGGAAGAAGATGATTATAGTAGATAACATTGCAGAATACGAAACATTATCAACTATCAAAAACTTTTGTAAAAATCATGATGAATGTAAAGGATGTTTATACAACTTTATGTGCAGATTTTTTAATAAAGATATTGTACCAGAAAATTGGGAAATTAAATTGGAATTAAAAAAAGAAGAATCAAAAAAAAGACAAAATATAGATATTACTAAACAAATACAAGAGAAGATATCAGATAAGCTAGTTGATGAAAAGTATGATCATATGACTAGTAATGAAATAGCACAATCAATTATGAAAAATTCATTAAAAAAACAGTAAAAAGTTTTTTAAAAGTAAAATCTCTTGAAACCATTGCTACATAAGGGTTTAGAGAGGTTTAAATGATGTCGTATAATAATAGGTTATACGTCATAGTTATATAGGCAATTTAAGGAGAAAAAATATGAAATTTGAATTAGATTTACTGGAAACAATAGCCTATAACGTATTAGAAGAAAATGAAATATTTTCAAATGTATGGGAACTATCAATTATGAAAAATAAAGGTTATTTTCAAAATGTAAGTGATGATATGACTTTAAAAGAAGCAATTATTGTATATAGAAAATTATTAAATATTAAATGATAGGAGAAATTAGAATGAGTGGTAATTATGAAAAAAATCCAAAATCTTTTGAATGTGACTATTCAAAAATTATTGATGATATATTGAAAACTCAAGATGAAGAGTTAAAAGTTTTTTTAGTTGATGAAATGAAATCAAAAGAAAATGAATATGATCTTGCTAAAAAATTAAAATTAAAACATAAGACTTTTGAAAACATTATAGAATTGGAAGATTTTGTTAATAAAAGAATAATTAACAAATCAAATGTTGTTAACATCCAATATATTCAAAATGGATTCACGGGATATTATGTATTATTTTATTTTAAATAAAGGAGATTATTAAAATGAAAAATTTAAATATTAAAGGAAAATTAAGAGAAATGTTTAAAATGCAAAAAGATTTGAATGAAAACATTTTAAAAGAATTCGGTGAAGATAGCATGACAGAAGAGAAACTAGAGTTAGCTATTATCGACGAATTAGGGGAGTTAACTCATGAATGTAAAGGAGCTTGGTGCTGGTGGAAAAAAACACAACCACCTGTCAATCGTCAAAGAGTATTAGAAGAATTGGTTGATGTTTATCATTTCGTAATGACATGGGAACTTTACCAAAGTGATAATGATATAGATTTTATTATTAAAGAGTTTGGCTATTATATCATTCGATTTGGAATGGGTGTAACAGGTACGTTAGGCAACTTTATCGGTGCTGTAGCAAGTAATTTTGAAAAGCTAGATGCTCTTTTAGATCTAACTGAAATGTTAGGATTTTCATTTGACGAAATATATCAAGAATATCTTAACAAAAATAAAATAAATTACGAACGACTTAAGAATGGGTATTGATTATGACAGCACAAGAAATGTTTGAAGAGTTAGGATATAAATACAGTTTTGACACATTTACTCTTGGTGGAGCAAGCCACTTCATATCATATAAGAAAAAGCGTGGATATGAGCATATAGTTTTCAATCTAGACAAAAAAAGAATTCAAACTTGTGCACCTTTAACTGTAGATGAATTAAAAGCGGTATATCAACAATGTAAGGAATTGGGGTGGTTATAATGGATGATGCTTTATTGAAAATCGATAAGATGTGTCATGCTATAGGATTTGAGCCTACTGAAACTAGAAAAAATCAAAGAGTGCATGAATATTATAGAAACTACTTTTGTGCAGGTGAAAAAGATAAAGAAACTTGGGAAGAACTCGTTAAACTAGGATATGCTAAAAAAACACCCAGTACAATCATAAATGATTACTACTATTATGTAACTCAACAAGGAATAGATTTCTTAAGCAGTATTTATAAGATTAAATTGCAACCAAGAAAATAAGAGGTGGTAAGATGTCAACACATAAATCAATACCCAAGAAAATTAGGATTAAAGTATGGGAAAAGTACAATCATCATTGTGCATATTGTGGTTGCGAACTTGAATATAAAGATATGCAAGTGGATCATATTGATTCCGTTTATGTCCATTGTGATTATAAAAAAGAAAAAACATTAGATGAAATAAATGAAATCAGGAATTTAATGCCATCATGTAGACAATGCAATTTTTATAAGTCAACTTGTAGCATAGAAGATTTTAGAGAGCGATTAAGTGATGTTTTAATGAGAAATCTACAAAAGACATTTCAATATAAATTAGCATTAAAACATAGTTTAATTGTTGAAAACACAAAACCGTTAGTATTTTATTTTGAAAAACAGGAGAATAAGAGAAATGAATAAATATCAAGAAGCACTAAATTATTTGATTGAAAATATTGAAATATTAAATAGTTGTGAGGTGGTTGAAGATGAGTAAAACTAGAAATCAATTAATATCTATGTTGCAACATATGAAGCAAGGAAATAATAATAACGCAATTAAGCATATTAAGTATGAAGATATTGATGCTATTTGTGATTATCTTGCAGAAGATATAAGTGTAATAAATAAAGAGCACTTTATATTAAATAATTTAGAATATGAAATTTTAAAATATTGTAATCAAAGAGAATACAAATGGATATGTAGAGATAAAGATGGGGATATTTTTGTCTATGAAATAAAGCCACATAAAACTTACGATAGCTGGATAAATCGTGGAACGGAGACATGTATAATGTTATTTAAAGATACATTTTGCTTCATTAAATGGGGTGATGAACCTCTTTTGGTAAACAAAATATTAAATAGTTGTGAGGTGGTTGAAGATGAAAATAATAAATAAAGATAATTGTTTGCAAGCTCTCAATGCTATCAAAATGCATGGTGGAATTAATATTCCGTTATCTGCATTTGATACTTTTGATAGATTAATTGAAGAACATTTCAGTCCTCAATCTCTTAAGTTTGAAGAACTTCATGAAAATATGTGGGTTTATGATGTAAAAAATAAATGTTGTATTTATATTGAAGAATTTACTGTTGATAATCAAATGATGATTATTAGATATCCAATGAGCAATAGAGATTCGAATTGTGAATGGTGTAATTTTGAAGAGAATAGATTTTATCCAATTATTATTCCAATCATAGGAGATAATAATGAGAAGCACATATAGAAACCTGCAGATTATAAAACATGCCTTGCAGTATTACATTTCTAGACCAAATGTCAATGAGAAAGATTTAGTAAGAGAAAAAAGTTTATTGAAACGTATCGAAGATGAAGTTGAATATTATCAAAAAGCATATCATATTACAAAAAAAAGAGGTGAAAATAATGGATATTAAAGAACAAATGAAAGAAATCATGGATGCATCTGTTACATGTGATAAATGCAATCATGAATTTGTAATAAAGGAAGAATCGATAATGAAAGAAAAGATGGAAGTAAAAGGATTGAAGTTTGATCTAATTTATTTCTATTGTCCTTCATGCAAAAAAATATATCGTGCTTCCATTCAAGATAGAAAGTATTATCTTCTAGTTGAAGAGCTTGATAAAGCAAGAAAACAAGTTAGAGATAACTTTGGAACATTTGATACAATTAAAGCTAATAAATTAAATAAAAAGCTAAAAAAGAAATCTAATGCATTAAAAAATCATGTATTAGAAATGAATGATAAGTTCTCTGGTGAATTTGCTTTCTTTGTTGATAGCAAAGGAAATAGGACTATTGAGTATATCGAAAATGATAACATCAATTAGAAGTGAAAGGAGTAGCATATGAAAGAATCTAAATATCAAGTGTTGAATTGGAAAAGATGGAAAGCAACTGCAATTCTATTAAAAGAAACAAAAAAAGAATTAGAAAATACTACACAAGCTATATCATATTCAAATGAACTGCCGGGAGGATCACACAAAACAATTTATGAAAAATATAATAAACTTATTGAAAATCTTGATAGATATGACGAACATATAAAGATGTATGATACTGTTGTCGACTTTTTAGAAGAATCTATTACTAAATTGCTAAACGAAAAGCAAAGGGAAGTAATTATAATATATTCTAACTATCCTAATAACAGTATTGAAAGAATAAATGAAGCTGTTAAAAAAGGATATTCACAAGCAACTTTTTATAGAATTGCTGATGAAGCATTTGATATTTTAGATGAGGTTTTAGCTTTAAAAAATAGGGATGTAGAAAAGATTTTAAAAGCTGAAAAAGAAAATTGATAATTATTTGATAATTTTTTTAAGGAAAAATGTGTTATTATGGTAATGTGGTTTAAATGAAAACAACATCAATGCTTTGTCTTGAAAGCGAAGAGATAGATTATGTCTATCTCTTTTTCTTTACAAAAAAAGGAGGTAGATATTATGTATCATGGAATTCAAAAGAAAATAGTGACTGATGAATGGCTGATCAAAGAAACAAAAGTTAAAGCACAAAATAAAGATTATATTTATGGTTATGAATATAATGGAGTCTTTTATCAATTGGATATGTTTCCAGAAAACATAAACCAATCATTACAGGAACTAAAAGACAAAGGATATAAGAATATCTATTACAATAAAGTAGATGAAGAAAAGAAGAACGCTAGAAGAAGTAAAGCAGCTAGTCAATGATGGTGATGTTCATGCATTCTATGTATCACGTGAATGGAAAGATAAACGCATAGAGATACTTAATAGAGATCATTATGAATGTCAAAGATGCAAGGGTAATTATGTTGTTGAATCAAAACCAATAAAGAGAATTAAAATCAAACGTGCAAAGTATGTACATCACATCATACCGATGAAAGATTGTTTTGAATTAGCATTGGATGATGATAACCTAGTAAGTCTTTGCTTTGAATGTCATGAGATAGTTGAAGGTAGAGATGGAACTTGGAAAAAATTCAAGTATAAGAAGAAATTGACTAAAGAAATGTGGTAATTCAGTATACCCCCCGTCAAATTCTCATGCGAATTTGAAACACGGAGAACGGGCATGTGGTCCTAACTTTTCAGAAATATTCGCGCGTGTGTGATAACGGGTGGTTGATTAGAAAAAATATTGAAAGGGGTGTTGTTATGACAAAAAAAGAAATCAAAGATGACTTGCTTGAACAGTTAGAAGCTCAAGGGAAGTATCAAAATTACTATCTTGATTTGATAGAAGATTATATGAAATATTATGATCTTAAAAGAAAATGTCAAAGAGATATCAAAGAAAAAGGATTGCGCTATGAAGTAGTTTCTGGAAATGGTTTTAAAAGCGAAAAGCCTAATGAATCCGTGCAAAATCTAATGAAAATAACAACAACTATGTTGAAAATCCTTGATGAATTAGGTTTACAAAATCCAATTAACACCTCTGATAATTCGGATGATGATTATTATTGATTGAATGTCAAGAAATCAACGATTATATCGACTATGTAAAAAAGAATCCAGATAAGATAAACAAAGAAAGAAAACTGCTGATAAAGAACATCGTTATGCCTACATTGGCTAGAAATGATGTTTTTTTTGATGAAAAAACATATCAAAATTGTTTAAAATATTGCGAAAACAACTATTATCCTTTGTTTCCTTATCAAAAATTCATCTACGCATTCGTTTTTATGTATGTCGATGACGTTCCACTTTTCACAACAATCATTATATTGATGGGACGTGGAAATGGAAAAGATGGTTTTATTATGCCACTGATGAATTTTTTTCAGACACCATTATATGGAATTAAAAATTATCACATTGATATCATCGCAAATAATGAACAGCAAGCAAAAGATAGCTTCAATGTTGTTTACGAAATGTTAGATGCCCAATGGAATAAATTTAGAAGTAAATTCTATAAAACAAAAGAGCTTATCAAGAATAGAAAGACACGAGCTGAGTTACGTTATAATACTTCTAACGCTAAGACGAAGGATGGTAAGAAATCGGGAGCTATTCTTTTTAATGAATATCATGGATATGAAAATTATGATCAAATAAAAGTATTTAATTCTCAATTAGGAAAAATAAAGCACGCAAGAAAATTTATTATTACTACAAATGGGAACGTTCGAGATGGTCCTTTAGATGATTTAATTCAATTATGCAATGATATATTAAAAACAGGAGAAAATGATTTAGGTTATTTTCCCTTTTTTTGTAAAATCAACTCAAAAGAGCAAGCTAATGATCCTAAATATTTTGTCTTAGCAAATCCATCGATGGAATTTCTTCCAGATTTAAAAATACAAATTTTAAGAGATTTTAAAGAAGCACAAAAATTACCATCGATGATGACAGAATTTTTAACTAAAAGAATGAATCTACCTGCGAGAAATGAAGAAATAACAGTAGCCAAATGGGAAGATATTTTAAAAGCTTGTTATAGTGATGTAGAAAATAAGATAGAAAGAGCGATTCCAGATGATATAAACTATCATCCTTGCATTATAGGAATTGACTATGCAGATATCCGAGATTTTGCATCTGCTGGTTTGCTTTTTAAAATAGATGGTGTTTATGTTTGGAGACAAAAGACATGGATTTGCAGGAACAGCCCATTTTTTGAATCAATTAAATTTCCTATAGAAAACAATATAGGATTAGAGGGATTCAATGATTATGAAATAGTCAACTCAGAAAGTTTAAGTATAAATGCGATTGTCGAATGGTGTATTGAGCAAATGCAAAAATACAATGTAGTTAAAATCATCATGGATACGTATAGATTTAAGTTGTTTAGAGAAGTATTTGAACGAAAAGGAATTACTATAGAAGATAAGAAAAATCCAGCTGGGCTTGTAAGAATGATTAGAAATCAAGGTGCAATCAATACATATGTAGCACCTTTAATAGAAAAAGCATTTGTAGATGGAAATATTAACTTTGGGAATAGCGCCATCATGCGATGGTATACCAATAATACTGCTGTCAAAATGGATAAGTATGGAAATAAATCATATGGAAAAATAGAACCAAAATTAAGAAAGAATGATGGTTTCATGGCATTTGTATGTAGTATTTCTGGAGAAGATATGTTAGATGAAACGATTATTTATATATAGAAAAAATGAGGAGGTGAATCAATGTTTCAATTTGTAAAGAAATTGTTTAATAAGGATGGTCAACTAGTTGATTACTATATCGATATGATGGCTGAAAAAAATAGACTTTCGCAGTTGGCATTAGAAATTGGATTTAATAAGATTGCTGATTTGATATCGAAATGTCCTATTGATGTCTACTCAACAGATAGCGATGCAATCAAAACTGAATATTGTTTAAACGTTAGACCAAACCCAAATGAGTTTGCAACTGATTTTTGGAAACAAGTTGTTATGAAAATGTGTACAAGTAGTGATGGATGTTTAGTTGTACAGATGAGTGATGGAAATATTTATAGAGCTGAAAACTTTACACAGTCAGATGATGTGCTATATCCTAGAACATTTTCAAATGTAGTTATTAGAAGCGGGGATAGGACTTATAAACTAGATAGGATATTTACATCGAATGATGCAGTCTTATTTAAGTATAAAAATGAAAAGTTGTTAGCTTATCTAAATGAAATCAATCAAGAAAATGCGATTGCTTGGAGTGTTGCTATAAAAGGGGTAAAGTCAAAACTTTCAAAATTTAAAATTCAAATGCCGGGAAATATGCAAGTGTATAGTGAAAAAACCCGACAACCAATAACTGAAAATGAGTATACAGAAAAAATTAGAAAGGACCTTTCAAGTGATGATATAAGAGTCATCTTTTCTAGAAACGGACTCGACGTAAGTGCGATTGATAGCAAGTCAACAATGACTGCAAGTGATGTCAAAGCATTAAAAGATGAAGTATTTACAAATGTAGCAATTGCTTTAGGAATTCCAAAAAGTGTTTTCTATGGTGAAGTTACTGAAAAAAGTGATGCTAACAATGAATTTATTACGTATGCTGCTGATCCAATTATTCAAGAGTTAAATGATGGGATGAATGGATGTTGGCTTTCTCAGCTAGAATGGGAAAGAGGGGATAGGATTTTAATCAATACGGA